AAGAACTTAATTTTGTTTCATGTAAGTCTTTTTCTAAGAGTGAGTCATAGGGTGTACCTTTAATCTCACTCTCCTTCTTTGGGTATCTACGCTTCCTTGCCATAAGAGACCTTAGTATTTCCTATGACGCTGCACACCATGATTGTTCCCAATCACTTCTCCTCGGTCTTTTTCACTCTTCTGGCGAATCTCTTTACGAGTCACCGTAGTACGAGTTGCTTCATCAACCTTGAAATCTACTTCGTTATTTTCATCAAGAATAGCACTGACCATGCGAGAATCAATTTTCATACTTACTCCGGTGTATCTGCATCAACAACAATAATCTGCTTACCGTATAAATCACCCTCATATAGAGTCAAACCTCTAGCTTTCTTAGATTCCTTTCTAACAAGCTTATAGAGATACGTAGAGGGGATACCAGTTAATTCACAAAATCTCTTCACACTTTTAATATGATAAAGACGACCTTCTAGGTCTTCAACAAAGAAATTAGAAGTAGGTCTTTCATTTACAGGGAGAGAGATGGAGGGTTTAATAAATGCCATAATGTATAAAATCCTATTTAGTTAGTAACATTTATTATTAGCACTGGTGAATAATAAACATTACAAAATAGTAACTAATACTTACTAATCTCTTTAAAGAGGAGTAATAAATAGTTAATTAATTACTATTAAAGGTTAATTATTTACAATTTCTTATTAAAAGGAGCAGAAGTGTGGTAAGAAAAGAGGAGTTCCCTCTTCCTTATTAGTCCACACCCAGAGCTGCATCCCCTCCGTCAACCCTAAGGTTTCTTCTGTATTGGAAAAATGGAGTCAAAACCAATACAGGACGTTTACAGAATCAAGTTAAGGGTTCTTGTCTGTTGAGCTTTAAGTATAACAAATTGTAATTCCCTATAATTATCATAGCATCTATTTATCAAACCCATTACACAAGTAGGTCTTTTATGATGGAAATAACCTCATCATTACCTTTGCTTGTATCAAATCTAAAGGTTTTCTTACCAGTGACCCAATTCCTTGAGTCATTTCCAAAATCCCTCTTGCCTTCTCTTTCTAGTTGGATGACAATAACCCTATCACCAAACTCTTTTTCTAAAGCTTGGATTTCATCATTGAACCCGCCATCTGGGATTAACCATGCAATAGGTTCTCCATGAACCTTTTCAAACTGGTTAATGTGATTCTTGAGGAACATACCAAAATACTCCTTACCAAAAACAGGTTTGATAAAGGTTTCACTTATGTGAATCAAGAATTCCCTAGGGGTTTTACCACCAGTGATTTCGTTTGGTGTATCCTTCCAGCCATCTATAGAATAAGCTTTTGTGAACTCATCTCTAAACATACCAGTAGCAGATAAGAAAATATCAAACATAGGATCTTTAAAGGACGTTATATTGAAGATATGGGTGGGTACGAAGCTGCTAAGAAAGCTAACGCTGATGCACAGCACAAAGACTCTAACATCCAACACTTCATTGGCAACTACATCAAGAATAAACTTGATAGTGCTGAAGCAACTTCTAAATCTACATTGAAGAGTATTCGTGAGTCGTTGGCTGCTAAGCAGAAAGAGGCTTCCGAAACACCTGATAACAGTAAGTTTGAATATGCTAAACAGAAGTTAGAGGCTGCTGGTTTCGACAAGGAAACTATCAAAACTGCATCTGAAAAGTATTCAGACCCTGTTCTTATGGCTACTCATGCTAGAGCTCTTGAGAAAGAGAAACTGGCCGATGTTAAGAAGAAACTAGAAACTGCCAAGGATGAATCTCAGAAAGCTAGAGACCAAGTGAATAGCAAAGAACACATCCGTGAGTATTTGGATGGAATGAAGGTATCTGGTGATCCAGAACTGGAAAGGTTATTCAGCAAGGTATTCAAGCACAGAGGTGACAAACCTATTACTGACGCTCAAAGAATCACACTACTAAACAAAATTGATGAGTATCTTGATAACCAAAAGACTGCTTATGAAGGTCTTGTTAAGAAAGGTGGTACTGACACTCCAGAGAACAAAGCTAAAGCTGCTACATACGCTAGTATGCAGAAAACTCTTCAAGAGAATATCAAGAAGGTTGATGCAGAAAGAGCTGAGGCTAAGGCTGAGTTAGCTAGGACTGTCAAGGAAAGAGAAGATCTTGAGAACATGTACGACAAGATGTTCGTTGAAGGTGAGAAACGTGCTAAGAAAGTAGAAGCTGTTAAGGAACTGGATAACCAAATCCAAGATCTTACAGAAGCTCTGAAGAGCATGGGTGCTCCTGACAACTACATCCAGAAGTATGTTCACAACGCTTTCATTAAACATGACACAGCACTCTCTCCTAAAGAGCTCAATAAGATCAGAGCCAAGGCTGTAAACGACCTATCTAACCTAGAAGCCAAGAAGACTAAAGAACTCAAGAGTGAAGTAGCTCCTGAGATTAAGAAGTTGGATGACTCTCAGTTAGAGAGGGCGGTTACAAACCATATGCTTGATATTGATGAAACTAAATCATCAACTAATCCAGAGTATGCTGCTGTTTCAGAGGCACTGGAAGATGAATTAGTTGCTAGAGGTATGAAGGAGTCTGCGGAAGAGATTAGTGCTTTCCAAGATATGATGACTGTGGCCGAGGAACGTAAGAGATTACTTCCTGGAGATGAGAATAAGGACTACTGGATTTCTGCTGAGGATTATGCCAATCTTCAAGACAAAATTAACAAGGGTTCTGGTTCTAGCTACATGGGTAACTTAGGTGTTAAACTTAGGTTACATTTGTTTGATGATAGAAATGCTGAGAAGCACATCAGATTCACAAACAAAGTCATTAATAACAAACTGGAAGGAAAAGGCATTGATGACGATATAATCGTTAGATAAAAAGAAAGGGGCTACCAATCAAATGGTGCCCCTTTTTATTTGCTTATAAAAGCTCCATTTTGAAACGGAGAGAATCCCAGTGTCGGAATCCATTCTTAGTGGCCCACTCTTCATTAGTGGCTCTAGTACCGTCTTTCCTCTTCTTAGAAGAAGGGAGGAATGTTCCAGACTTACCCCAGATGAAGACTAATTCTTCATTGTCACGGAGTACCTCACGGATGAACAAGTATTTCCTTGCTTCAGCGCTGTCTCTAAACCTTCCTTTAGTTTCTATAAGAAACACTTTACCATCTTCTCTTTCATATATGAAATCAGGTTCATACTTGTGAGGGATGGAGTAGGAAACTTTAGAATTTTTATCGTGGAACTTACAAGAACTTAATTTTGTTTCATGTAAGTCTTTTTCTAAGAGTGAGTCATAGGGTGTACCTTTAATCTCACTCTCCTTCTTTGGGTATCTACGCTTCCTTGCCATAAGAGACCTTAGTATTTCCTATGACGCTGCACACCATGATTGTTCCCAATCACTTCTCCTCGGTCTTTTTCACTCTTCTGGCGAATCTCTTTACGAGTCACCGTAGTACGAGTTGCTTCATCAACCTTGAAATCTACTTCGTTATTTTCATCAAGAATAGCACTGACCATGCGAGAATCAATTTTCATACTTACTCCGGTGTATCTGCATCAACAACAATAATCTGCTTACCGTATAAATCACCCTCATATAGAGTCAAACCTCTAGCTTTCTTAGATTCCTTTCTAACAAGCTTATAGAGATACGTAGAGGGGATACCAGTTAATTCACAAAATCTCTTCACACTTTTAATATGATAAAGACGACCTTCTAGGTCTTCAACAAAGAAATTAGAAGTAGGTCTTTCATTTACAGGGAGAGAGATGGAGGGTTTAATAAATGCCATAATGTATAAAATCCTATTTAGTTAGTAACATTTATTATTAGCACTGGTGAATAATAAACATTACAAAATAGTAACTAATACTTACTAATCTCTTTAAAGAGGAGTAATAAATAGTTAATTAATTACTATTAAAGGTTAATTATTTACAATTTCTTATTAAAAGGAG